GATTGGCCAAGGGTGATAAAAAAGGGAATTGATGAATGCTTTCGTGTTCTGGATGACTACGGAGTTCTGATTTTCAAATGGAATGAGGAGCAGATAACAGTTAGGGAAGTATTGAGTGCCATCAATCGGCAACCACTCTTCGGCCATACTACTGGAAGACATGGAAAGACTATGTGGATGTGTTTTATGAAACTGCCAATTAACTAATAATTGATATAAAAAGGAATAAAATTATGGATAGTGTGGAACTTAATGTCTTACTTGAAATAGAGGAGGATGAAATATGACAAAAGAAGAGGTTCTTAAATTGGAGAGTGAAGATAATAGAATAATCAACTGCACAGGCAATAAAATTGAATTTGCCAACGGAGACGTTTATGCCATGAGTTCACCAGGTAGATTGTTTTACAAGGTGAAATGCTTTGTACTTTAATTCAAAACAAATTAGATATGGAAAAAAGAAGTTTTATTCCGTTTGATGCGGAAACGTTTTTGATGATTGAAGATGTAACGGGAACAGAACCGGAAGTTACAGAGAAAGAAAATTACTTTGAACTTAAAATGTACGCCCCGGACAAAGAGGAAAGAATAATTGAAGCCGCAAAATATGCAGTTCAAGGCAGATACGGAAAAAGAATAAAAGACGTAAGGACGATTAAAGAACAAAACCTTTTGCGTGGTGCAATATTCTTTGTTGAATACGAAAAAGGGGCGGGAAATTTGCCAAATGAGTTGCGCACAAATTTAGGTATGCCGGACGAAACCGCCGGGGATATTTATTGCCGCCGATTGTTAGAAGTTCGTGCATTACCCGTAAAGCGTGATAATTGGGAAAAATTGCAGATTTTTACCGGAGGCGGAACAATGCAGATTCCGAGAACGCCCGGCGGTTTGGCGGTTTATTCATTCCCGACCGAAAACGGCGTAATGTTGGACGTACCGGAGGGAAATTTTATTGTATTGACACCGGACGGAAAATTTGGCAAAATGGATATGCAAACGTTTATGGCTAATTTTGAAGAAAAAGACGCCAATACCGCCGGATTGACCTTTGACGAAAAGCGATTGTTTGAAAAGATGAATAAACTTTTCGGCAAGAATATAGAAAAAAGATTGGGAAAATTAGCCGAGGAATACAACGAATTGTTTGAAGCGTTTGAAAGATATTTAAGCAGGGAAAAAACGCAAAGAGAAATAAACGAAATTAATCCCGGAACGCATGATATTATCGACGAATTGGCGGACGTAAACGTTGTTTTATTCCATATTGCGGCATTATTAGGGTATAGCCAAAAGGAATTGCAGGAAATGGCATATACTAAAATTGCAGGACGTGAGAAAAACCCGGAATTTATGCGCAAACACCCACAAAACAAACCGGAAAGCCCGGTTTGCGGTAATATGCAGCAGGAAACCGCCGAACAATACAAACATTTTGAGAACCGTTTTAACAAAAGACTATGACAAACGAAGAAAAAGAAGAATTAAGAAAAAAAGCGTTGTTCCTTACAAATACGGCGTATCTTTTGGCGGACATGGCACATACATGCGTTTTTTACGCTGATGATAAATTAAACCATTTAGGCAAATGCTTTGAAAAGGGCGAAAAAATGAGATTCAAAAAAGCCGCAAAGTTGACAAAAGAAGCATTTAAAGCCGTCAAGGAAATAACGGAACCATTGTATAATATTACCGACGTTGATAATGCGTGTATTGATAGCGATTATCTTTTGGAAGTTATTCAGTTGGTAATAAACAGAACCGACGAAACCGAGGAAAGCAAAACGGCGATGTTGGAATACATAAAGAAGTTACCACAAATTGAACATATAGAAGTTTAAGCGTATGAAAAAAGATTTTAAACAAGAACTAACCGAACTTATTAATAAGCACAGTTTAGAAAAGGAAATGAGAGATACCCCGGATTTTATTTTGGCACAAGTTTGTATTGATGCAATGGCGGTATTTTCGGAAGCAATCGCCCGCCGTGACGAATGGCACGAATTCAGAAAGGCAGACGAAAAGAGTTCGCAGGATGCAAAACACAATTACCCGGATGATTGCAATATTTGCAAAGACCGTTTTAAATGTGCTGACTTTATGAGAACGCAACCAATTGCAAATCTGATTCAGCGTTTCAAGACGACAACGGACAAAGAGGAAAAAACAGCAATCGCCGGATTGCTAAAACAGATAAACGCCGATGCGTCGGGAAAGCCTCAAAATGATATACCGGAAGAAGTAAAAGAAGTTGCCGGAAAGTTGGCAAAGGCTTTTGGCGCACGTGTTGAGATACACCGTATTGAGATACCGGAAAAGAAACGTAAGTTTAGAAAGAAACCAAGAAAGGAGCAAGGCAATGAAACCCGTTGAATTTCCCGGCGTGAATGTAGTCTTTGCAAAAGACCAACCGGAATATATGCCGTTACCTGCAATGAAAATCCCCAATGACCCGCAGGGGCTTATAATTACCAAATGGCAGTTATCCCCGGAAGAATTGGAGAGAGTAAAAGAAACCGGAACAATACATTTGTCTATGCTGACGTTTAACCAACCATTGCAACCCGTATTGTTAACCGTGGATTTACCAACAGAAAAATAAAAAGTCATGGATAAAGAAACATACATAAAAAGGATTGCAGAATTAAACCATATAAGGGAAAAGGCTTTGGAGTACAACGAAAAGGAAAAAGCCAAAGCGGATGAAAGCTACATAAAAGAAAATTGTCCGTTTAAAATTGGGGATAGAGTGAAACAAGGTGAAAATATTGGCACAATTGAAGAAATAAGAGTTGACAATGACGGAAAGTTTGAATATACCATACGAAAGGAAAAGAAAGACGGCACCCCGTCAAAAATATGCTTTAAAACCTTTTCATGGTATAGAAATAATGTAGAAAAGGCATAATAAACGCCCCGGAATTATAACCGGGGCTTTGCCGTTTAGGTACCGGAATGAAAGAAAGCCAAAATTAGCCCCATAGAACGACGATAATTCAAAAGACAATAAAAGTATCAAGTAACAAACGAAACCCGCTTAAAACGAAAATTCCCCGAAAACAACAAGCAAAGGGAAAGCGACGTTTGAGAGGAAAGCAAAACGAAAGACTTTGCTGTTATAAAAAGGTTGGAAAATGGAAGCAAGTAAAAGACAAAGGGGCGGACGCCCAAAGATGTGCAAGCGAACGAAAGACCAAAGGGAGTTTGATTTGGCTTTTTGTTCAAATCTGTTTTTACGTGGTTACACGTATAGGGAGATTTCGGAAAGACTGAATGAGGAAAACGCCCGGCGTGGCGTCGGTTACACAATTAGCAAACAGATGGTATATTGGGATATGCAACAATTGCTAATAGAGTGGAAGCGTGAGCGCATGGAAAATATAGACGATTACGTTACGCAGGAATTGCGAAAGTTGGATAAAATGGAGGTTGAATTGTGGGAGGCGTGGGAACGTTCCAAGACCGGGAAAACGAGAGAGAAAAACAGACAGAACGCAAACCCCCGTAAAGTTTTGGAGGATGGCGATAACCCGGAATATTACGGGTATGAGGAAACCACAACGGAAACGTCCGCCGGGAACCCCCGGTTTTTGGATTTGCTTTTGAATGTGCAGCAACGCCGGGCAAAGATGTTGGGATTTGATGCACCAATTAAAGTTGAGATTCCGGGAATAGAAAAAAGCATAAACGGCGATGCACCGCAATACGATGTATCAGCAATCCCGGAGGATTTATTGTTTGCGGTTGCTGATAAACTACAAACAGCAGAATATAAAAAACAATTAGCAGAGAAAGGAGTAATTGACGATGGCACGAACAACAAAGAATAATATCAAGAAAAAAGACGAACCGAAACCCGTACACACGTGCGGCGAATGTGGTTGGGGTAAATTCTATTATGAACATTCAAATTTAGATATGGCCGGGAACCCGATTTGTTTAAAATGCCCGTTTGTCGAAAATCACAGTATGATACGTTCGGAAAAAGCGTGCGACAAATGGAAAATGAAACATTAAATTGGTCGTTTTTTAAGATTTCCGGTTTTTAAGTCAGAAAAAATACGGGGGTAAGACAAAAATATATGGTATATTTTTAAGAATTAAACAAAATGGATAAAGAACAATTACTTAAAATGTACGCCGCACTAAAAAACAATCCCGGGGAATTAGTAAAAGCGGCGTCACGCAATAGGCTGATAAACTTTGCCCGGTACATGCAACCGGATTTGGCTTTGGAACCGTTTCACGTCGTTTATTATACGTTGTTGGATAAATTCGCCCACGGCGAAATAAAGAAAATGATTGTGCAAATGCCCCCTCAACATGGAAAAAGCGAGGGTTCAAGCCGAAAGTTACCATCTTTTATGTTGGGATTAGACCCGGACAAAAAGATTTGTATCGGTTCCTATGCGGCAACCATTGCGAGAGATTTTAACCGGGATGTCCAAAGAATAATTGACACACCAAGATACCGGGAATTGTTTCCGGAAACATATTTGAACGGTTCCAACGTAGTAACAATGGCTAATACGTATTTACGAAATTCCGACGTAATAGAAATGGTTGGGCGTAAGGGTTCATTGCGTGTTGTCGGCCGTGGCGGTTCGTTGACTTCAAAAACGGTTGATGTTTCTATTTTGGACGACGTTTATAAAGATTATGCCGAGGGCAACAGCCCGATTGTACGTAATGCAGCATGGAAATGGTACACGACCGTAGTACGTACCCGTTTGCATAATGATTCCCAAGAATTAATTGTGTTTACCCGTTGGCATGATGATGATTTGATTGGGCGCATAGAAAAAAGCGGGGAAACCGTAATTGATATTAAAAGTTGGGATGATGTAAAAGATATTCCGGCGGGCGCATGGGTACGAATAAATTTTGAGGGACTGAAAACCGGGGAACCAACAGAGATTGACCCACGGGAACCGGGGGCGGCGTTATGGGATAGACGACACAGCCGGGTAAAATTGGAGGGGCAAAGAGCGTTAGACCCCGTACAATTTCAATGCTTGTATCAAGGCAACCCCGGAAACGCAGAGGGTAAATTGTACCGGAACCCGTTCCGAACATACGTTGACAAATCCGAATGGGGGACGTATGTACGTAGTGGCAATTACACAGACGTTGCAGACGAGGGCGACGACTTTACATTTTCGGCATGTTATGACGTTTACAAATCCGGTAATGAGGCATGGAACGAGCAAAAGAAACGGTTTGAACCGATTCTGTATGCGCTAATTACTGACATGGTATTTACGCAGGAAAACACGGAAATAACAGCCGTTACCGTCCCGGAAATGATAAACAGATGCGGAACGCAAAAAGCATGGATTGAAAGTAACAACGGCGGTTCCGGATTTGAAAAGGTTATAAGAAAAAAACTAAAAGCAGTAACAGAACCATTTTATCAAGGGGCAAACAAGGAAAGCCGAATTATAACAAATTCAGCGATGGTAAATGCACAAATAATAATGCCGATTGGATGGGAACAGCGTTTTCCAAAGATACACGAACATTTGACCGGGTTTTTGCGTGATTTTCCTGCAAATGCCCATGACGACCCGGAGGACGGATTGACCGGAATATACGAAAAAGAGTTGGCGGACGGCGATACACGACCATACAGCCAAGCAACAAGGGGCGTTAAACGTCGTAACTAACAATTTATTCCATATACGCAAGAGTTTAACGGAAAAATATTATAACTTTGCAAAAGATAAATGGGGTAAAGAGTTAGCCCCGGAGATAGTAAAACGAGTTTTAAATATTAAAATTTTAGGATTATGATTTGTAAGTGTCCGGCGGGTACGGCTTTGCCCGATATTCCCGTAAGTAATTGCCCGGAAAGTTTTGGGCAGATTCAGAAAGTAGCATTTCAAAGATTGTACAAAAGCACCGGAGAAAAAAATTCATTTAAAACCGATGCAGGTATTGAAAAAAAAGCGTCGTGGACGCCGTTGTTGTCGGCTGACGATGATACAAAGATTGTTATTTCCCCATACATTCAAGCCCCGACAGCAGAAGCAGGCGCAGCAAGAACGTTTGGAGGTGGTAACGAAACATTGGGAGGCGTTGAGGAAATTGTGGGGCGTGAGCCAACGCCATTTACCGGGGTTATGCGAAAGTTGCCACAGAAAATTATCAAGGCTTTGAAAGAATTGCAGTGCGAAAGTTGGGGCGACAATTTGGGCGTTTATCTGTTTGACGAAAACGGCGCAATTGGAGCAATTCAAGACGCAAAAACAGCAACAACCCATTATCCGATTCCAATACGTTCTTTGTTTATCGGCGATAAAACATTGGGCGGATATGAGGCACCGGATAGCAACAATATTCAATGGGCATTTTTGCCGAATTGGTCGGATGATTTGGCAATTATTGTTCCGGAGGATTTCAACCCGCTAACTGATTTAAAGGCGGGAGCATAGTAACGTTAGGGGATTTTTCAATTGATTTTTCAAATGACTTTGCGGTTGTTATTCATTCAACAAATGAGTATTCAGTAAATTACGTTAAGTCTATGGTAAAACAAAAGAAAAGAACGAGGCTATGACAAAGACAACAAAAGTTTTATTGGTTTGTCCCCAACACAATATGAAACGAGAATTTGAGATAACGCACGCCGAACGTTTGTTGATGATGGGAAATAACGGCGGATGGCAGTTGCCGGAAAACTCAAATTTTGAATTTAGCAAAGATTATGGGATTAGGTATAAACGACATAAAAAAACAGATTACGGAGCAAAAGAAAGGGGCGACGATTAACCGTGCGATTGTACACCAACAGCGCATTAAGTTTCACGCCGAAACCTTTGTTGCGCCGTATATCAGTCAACCGTTAACGGATTTTCTGAATTTCGTTTCAAACCTTATACCCGACGATAAGTTTAAAATTTTCAAAACTCTTTTCCGTTACCCCGTTAAGACCAACGAGGTAACGGGAATTTGCTTTGATAAGTTGAGCCGAATTTTTGACGGTCGTAACCCGGCGTTCAATTATCAGTTTATGGAGAGCGGACAAAGGGACGATTGGGAGTATTATAGACAGAACGTTTTAAGGGAGCCGGAAATTTGGAGTTCTAAAGGGTGGGAATATTTCAAAACCGAAATTAACAGCGTTCTAATTGTGGATTTGCCAACGGAGCAAGACGCCGCCGATAAATACCCCCGTCCGTATTTCTATTGGTTGCCAATTGAGCAGGTAATAACGTTTGATGCAGACCCGGTAACGGGCGTTATGCGATGGATAATTTTCAAGCAGGACGACAAACGTATTGCAGTAATTGACGATGAGAGATACCGGGTATTTACGGAGAAAGACGGGAATATTGGCGATTTGCTGATTGACAGCCCCCACGATTTAGGTTATACCCCCGCCCGTTTCTTTTGGAATGAGGCAATAAGTTTGAGGGAACCCGATGTTAAGGCGTCGCCATTGACCGAGCAGTTGGAAAGCATGGATTGGTATCTGTTTTATCATATATCAAAACGGCATTTGGATATGTACGGTTCATATCCTATTTATTCCGGCTATGAACAAAGTTGCGATTTCAGCAACGCAGAAAATGGCGATTATTGCGACGGCGGGTTTTTGAAAGACAAACAAGGACGTTACAAGTTAGACCAAGCCGGGATATTAGAGCGTTGCCCGAAATGTGGCGACAAACGAATTGCCGGGGTTGGTTCTTTTGTTGAAATACCCGTTCCCGATGGCGACAAACAACCGGATTTGCGCAACCCGGTTCAGATGTTGACCGTTGACCGTAATAGTTTGGATTATAATGTTGCCGAGGAAGAGCGATTGCGCAACAATATTATCACGTCTATTGTCGGAACGAATGAGGAAATAACAACACGGGACGCATTGAATGAACAACAGATAAAAGCAAATTTTGAGAGCCAAAGCACAATTTTAAACCGGGTAAAGAAAGGATTTGAGGCGGCGCAACAATTCGTTGATGAAACGGTTTGCCGATTGAGGTACGGCAATTTGTTTGTTTCTGCAAAAATCAATTTAGGCACGGAATTTTATATTTACGATGCAATGGAGTTGCGGGAACGTTACAAGTTAGCAAAGGAAACCGGAGCAAGTGAGGCAGAATTGGACGCAATGCAAAACCAAATTATCGAAACGGAGTACCGGAACGACTCGACCCAATTACAACGTATGTTAGTGTTGGCAGAATTGGAGCCGTACCGACATTTAACCCGTGCCGAGGTATTAAATTTATATGGGCAACAGATAATTAGCGAACCGGAATTGCGTGTAAAACTGAATTTTGCTAATTTTGTTCGCAGATTTGAGCGAGAAAATACAAATATTTTGGAATTTGGAACGCAAATACCATTTTCCGAGAAAATAAAAGTAATAACTAATAAATTTTACGAGTATGCAAGTGAGAACAGAGGAGGGGCAAATTAAAGACGTCAATATTTTAGACGTTACCCCGGAAAATTTTATTGTACCAAAGGGCGAGGAAGATTGTTATCATTGCCGAATTGAGGTTAAGAAATTCAACAAAGACACGGGCGAAAGAATTTCAAAACCACGTATGCAGGTTTTCGGCAAAAAGTTCTTTGAATCTTTTGGGTTGCACAATTTGAGAAAGCAGGGTTTTACCGTTGATGTAATGCACGACCCGAACAAATGGTTGCAGGAAAACGAGGCTAAATTGGAGGCAGAAAAACAGAAGAAAGCCGAAGCCGGTGCAAAAGCCAAAGCAGAGGCAGCAGAGGCAGAGAAAAAAGCAATGAAAGAAGCTATGAAAGCCGAAATTCTTGCAGAACTGAAAGCCGAGGGATTGTTGGCAACGGCGGCAAAGCCGGGAGGAAAATCAAAGGAAACACCGGAAGCAAAGCAGGATGCGCCGGAAACAAACAAATAAGTTAAACCAAAAAATTATAAAGATATGGCACAGATTGCACAGCAGGACAATTTGATTGTTACAAGTACGAAACCAATTGCGACGATAGACGAAGCCGCAAAAAAGAAATTGAAAGAATGTATTGAAGCCGGAACGATTAACGATGTTATTGTAGTAACACCGGAAACGGCAAAAGTAACAAACAAATCAAAGGTATTGGCATGGTCGAAAGACGTAACAACACCGCAGGCACCAACATATAAGGTTGCGTTGGTAGATTGCAATACCGGAGCGTTGAGCGTATTTAGTTTGAGTTAATAATAAAAGGGTAATATTATGGCATTAACAAGAGAAATTTTGGTAGCGAATGCGGCTTTGTCCGGTTTGACTGACGAACAGATTAACGCAATTACAACGTTATCACAGAATGACGAAAATAGTGTAATAGCAAAGAAAACCGGGGAAATTTACGGCAATTTGGATGTGGATATTTTGGCAGCGTCCGGAGTTGAGAAAAACGGAACTGAAAAAACATACGATTACGCAAAACGTGTGTTGGGAGATTTTAAGACAAAAGCGGAAAGCGTTACCGGGTTGGAATCACAGATTGCAACATTGACAAAAGAGAAAACCCGTTTGGAAAAAGTAATTGCCGACGGTGGAGCAGATGCAGAAACCGCAAAGCAATTAAAGCAGGCAAAAGCAGATTTGGCAAACGTTACAACTCAATATACAGAGTTGAACAAAAAGTTTGAGGCAGAAAAAGAAAACCACGCCAAAGAGTTGTTCGGCATTAAGATAGACAACGAATTGCAAACAGCGTCCGCAGGGCTTAAATTTAAGGCAGGTTTTCCGGAAAGTGTAACAAAGGTTATTTTGCAGCAGGCTAACGATAAAATCAAGGGAATGAACCCGGAATATATCGACGATGGCAAAGGCGGCAAAATTTTGGCGTTTAAGGACGAAACCGGGGCGATTATGAGAAACCCGAACAATCAGTTAAACCCATTTACGCCGGGCGAGTTGTTAACCCGTGAATTGGACGCAATGGGAATAATTGACAAAGGACGCCAACAGCCGGGAGGCGGAACAATCCCGCCGGGAGGTAGAGGCGCAGGCGGTAGCGTAGTAATTGACGTTGTAGGATGCAAAACACGTGTTGAAGCATACGACGCAATTAGTAACAATCTGATGGCGCAGGGAATGACCGCAGGTTCCAAAAAGTTTGAGGATGCAATGGCGCAAGCATGGAAAGACAACAATATTGCAGCATTGCCGGAGAGATAAAACAACCACGGGTAAAGGGTAAACCCGCATTAATAACAATTTAAAATAAAACATTATGAGTTTAATTGCAACAAGATTACAGAATTGGCGAGTTCAGAACCCGGAATTTGACCGCAATATGACCCGCCCGTGTGAGTATGGCGCATTGGATTTCTTTATTGAGCAAACCAACGCCGCAAATTCCATTATTAACCCAAAGTTGAGGGAAAAGGCGTTTGCCTCAATGGGTAATACCGTGCAAATCCCGGTTATCAATTACGATGGCGATGTTACCGTTGGCAACGTCCGTTCATGTGTAATTGAGGACGACGAAAATACGTCCGCACTTTATACCGTTGTGTGGGCAACATACACAATCGGTTTTACTATGGTCCCGGCGGCTTATATGAACAATGAAATTTCGTATGAACACGACTTTTTCCGTAAAATGGAAAAATATACACGTGCGTTGGCTGATGCGTTAGACAAAGGCGCAATTGCAGCGTTGGAAGCACAGAAAACGCAGGTATTGAAAGACAAATTGAATTATGACTTTTCCGGTAACGTTATCAAGGTTAAAAAGGAAATGGCAACCGAAATTTTGGGCGACATTGACCCAATTATGAGAGCCAATTGTTACCCACGTATGCCGCATATCGTTTGCAACGCCGGAATCGAAAGTTTGGTTCGCAAGTTGGCGCAGCATGGAGCGACAAACGACGTAAACAAACAGTTGGAATACGCCGGAAAGAAATTCCATTACACAAACAACGTGACAAACGAAGTAAGCCAAAATGGAACATTCTTTGCTGTTGAAGATGGTAACGTTGGCGTGTTAACCCGTGTTGACCGTGAAGCATTGCGCCGTACACGTGCCAATTTCCATGAATGGGATGTTGTACGTTTGCCGATGATTGATTTGCCAGTTGGTTCACATTACTATACTTCGGTTGGCGACCAAAGTGCAACAGTAGGAGCAGCAACAGAGGATTTGACTTGCGCCGTTAAGGAGTATTTCGGATTTAGTGTTGATGTTGCCTTTTTGGTTGCTTATAACAGTGACCCAACAAAGGTTGCAAATCCGATTATCAAAGCGCAGATTGCAGCACGTGACCAAAACGAACCTTTGGGTATACCTGTTTATGTAACTAACGCCGCAGCATTTCCCGCCGGAGGTGCGAGCGCATAACGCCGGAGCATAACGAATTGTTAAACCGAGGGGACGGGGTGGTTATCCCCGCCCCCTTATTTATTGCAATCTTAATTCCTAATATGAATTGCAGCAAGTAAAATTGGTGTTAATGTCAGCCGGTTATCAAGACACTTAAATAATAAACCAACCAAAAACATAAGAGGTAAATTTTATTATTCTCATAGTGTTGGAGGTTATAAATGGGCGTTTTTATGATAAGAATAAATGAAATATGCGAAGCGTTAAAAAATGTGTGCGGGTGGGAACAATCATACAACCCGAAAACATTCATTGATGAACATTTGACACAGACCGAAAGCGGGTTGTACTTTCAAGGTGCGCACCCGCTTTTGACGTTGGATAATATGCAGGCAATAATGCCGGACGATTGGGGGCTACAATATCCGGAATGGAATTTGATTTTGCCGTATAAAGCCGGGCAAAAAGTAAAGCATAACAATATATTTTGGATTGCTAAAATAGATAATACCGGGCAGGAACCGACGGCGAGCGATTTTAACGAAGATTACAGCCGGGACGATTACGGAAACCCGTATTGGCGACCATACAACATTTTTTCTGACTTTTTGGAAAGACTGACATTAAACGGAATTGCAACCGTTGTTCAGACTTTTACACAGATTAAGCAGTTGGAAAAGGAAACCCGCAATTTATTGGAAAGAAAAACGTTTTTTGATGGTTCCGGCAGAATCCGGGCTACAATTCAAAATACCCATAAATTAGTAGGATTTGAAATTGTTCCGGTTCGTAGTATGGGGGTAACAACCAAAATTGAGAAAATCGGGCTACAAATGACCGGAGCGACCGGAAAGGTAAGAATGTATTTATTTCATTCGTCGCAGATTGACCCGGTAAAAACATTCGATTTGGATTTTACCGTTACAAATGGCGGCTTTCAATGGTTCCCGTTGACCGATTGTTATTTGCCGTATATCAGCGACGCAAACAACGCCGGGGGTTCATGGTTTCTTTGCTATAATCAAGACGAATTACCCGCCGGGATGGAAGCAATAAACGTATCTAAGGATTGGAGCCGGGAGCCGTGCGGAACGTGCAACATTGGTTCCGTCGAAACATGGCGAGAAATGACAAAGTATTTGCAGGTTTCCCCGTTTAAAGTTGACGCCCCGGAAACATTCGAGCAATACCCGGAATTATGGGACGTGGCTTATACTATGTACACCAATACCCACAATTACGGGCTAAATTGCGAAATAACGGTTGGTTGCGATTTGACCGACTTTATTATTTCGCAACGGCAGATGTTCCAAACCGTTATTCAAAGGCAGGTTGCGGCAATAGGTTTGCGCACGTTAGCAATGAACCCCAACGTAAGGGTTAACCGCAATCAATCAAACGCAACCCGGATGGATATTTTGTATGAGTTGGACGGCAACACGTCCGGCGTTCGTCCCGGCGGTTTAGGTTACGACCTTAAAAAGTCTTATGAGGCGTTGCAAATAGATACGCAAGGGTTAGACCGTATCTGTTTAGCCTGCAATAACCGTGGGGTAAGATACAGAACCGTGTAATTATATAATTCAAAGGGAAAGTTGTATATAATTTCATGTAAAAGTTGTATTTATGAAACGGATAACCGATTTGCGAAAAAGGGTTGCGGATTTCAACGAGGCTTTGACGTCCGGGCGGATAATACAAAACATTATATGGGACAATGAGGCATATATAGTTGATTTGAACGCCGAGGAACAATTGTTTGAACAAGGTATTAACCGTTTGGGCGTCGAAATTTCGGATTATGCACCATACAGCCCCGTAACAATCGCAATTAAAGAGGCTAAGGGACAGCCGACAAACCGGGTAACGTTACGGGATGAGGGAGATTTTGAAAGTAGTTTTTATTTAGAGGTTGGCGACAAACAATTTGAAATTAAAGCGTCTGACTTTAAAACAGAGGATTTAATAAAAAAATACGGTCGTCAAATATTGGGTTTAACCGACGAAAATATTTCAATATTGATTTGGAAATATATTTTCCCGGATTTAATGGCAGAAACAAAAAAACAAATTTATGGCAAATAATGTAAAAGCCCCGGTTATTGACAACCCGGAATTGTTAGACCGGATAATTGGAAACATGCAAAACGGATTGGTTGATAATTTGCCGTGGTTGGATTTTGCATTTGGCAGGGCGGAAAGACTCGTTAAATACAACGGGAACCAAAAGCGATATTATACGCCAAATGTTTATTCCGGCAATAACGATTATATGGAAGTAACGCCGGATGCAAATATTGGTAATTTCTGTTTTTTTTGGGTTGACGACCCGCAAAACATAAGTTGGGAACCCGGCGTTGATATTGGGATAAAAACGGCGTTTTCGATTATCTTTTGGTTTGATTACAGAAAGATATACAACGATGCAAGCACACGCAACAAAGAGGATTTGAAGCGGCAAATATTGGACGTTTTGAACGGCGGTTTTTTGGTGCGAAATGGAAGTTACAGAATAAACAAAGTGTACGAATTGGCGGAAAACATTTACAGGGGCTTTTCGTTGGATGAAATAGAAAACCAATTTTTAATGCACCCGTTCGGCGGATTCCGGTTTGAGGGCGAATTGAGTATTGGAGAAACATGTAAATTGTAGTATATGGAACATTTTATTTATAACATTATTGTTGTCGCATTAATAGCGGCTTTTGTGCTGACGTTATTACGCAAATGGGGCGTCATTGAATGGGTACAGATTCACGGGAACGATTTCTTTTCAAAGATGTTTAATTGCGATTTCTGTTTGTCGTGGTGGGCGTGCGTTTTGATTTGTTTCTTTGCGTTGATATTTACCGGGAACCCCGCATTTTTGGGCGTTCCCTTTTGTAGTACAATGATAACACGTGTTTTATTATGAAGAATGTACAAATAAAAGGAATGAACGTTGAGTTGTATGATAGTATAGACGAATTGCCGATGTTGCGTTTCCACAAGTATAACAAAATGCTTTTGGTTGACGCCGGGATTGGTTCAGATTTGGCGGATTTCGATAAACATATTGAAAAGGTAATACGTTATTTGAACAGCCCAACGCCAAACATGGCAACCGTTGAGTTGGAAAATATGCGCCAAAACATATATTTCATTCAATCCGAGGTTTCCCCCCGGCATTTGGCTTTTGCCGTGTTGGTTAAATCAATAAATGGTAAACCCCGAAATGATTTGTCAGATGATGGATTGCAACAAACAATGAGTCTTTTTAAAGACGTTGCAAATTCAGAGATAACCGCCCATTTGGAAGCGGTTAAAAAAAAAATAGACGATGAATTGCGTTTGTATTTTCCCCGGTTGTTCGATGATGCGACATTGAAAGAGTATTACGATAAATTGAAACAAAGAACGATTGTTGTATTACGCACAATAATAGACGGTCGGGCAACCGAGGCGGACGCAAAAGAGATTGACGACATTACGGCGGAGTTGATAACCTATTTCAACCCGCAGACGTTTACCGGGTCGGAAAGCGTGGAAATTAGGCATGACAGACAATTTGAAAATATGTGTTTGATATTGTCCCAAAATTTGCATGTTGACCCAAAGAAATTTACCGTTTTGGAATATTACAACGCATTTGAGTATATCAAGGAACAAGCCAAAAAAGCAAACAAGCAAAAAAAGGTAAAATAAGGCGATTTCCGGCGTTTTTATTTTTAGGCGATAAATTACACACTTGAGAAAAGAAAATGCAACAGACGGGGGAATTTCCCGTAAATAACTTAACAATCGGCGTATGGCAGATAATAACAACCCAATCAAATATTCGGATTTAATAAGCCCGGATAATTCGATTACAGATTTGATAAAACAATTGGATGAACTTTCGGACACATATACAAATGCGCTGAAAAATATCAAAGCCGAAGCAATACAATTGGCGGAGATTCTGAAAAAGGTTTCCGGCGCAACGGAGGACGGGCGAAAGACAACCAAAAAAGCCGCAGACGATGCGGAACGTTTGGCACGTGCGCAACGTGATTTGGCGTTTGCAGAAAGCGAGAACGCCAAAAAGTTAGCCGAGTTAAAATTGGCACAGCAGGAAGCGAACCAAATTAATAAACTGATTGTGAAAATAAATCAATCCGCCGAGGGTAGTTATAACCGTTTATCGGCGCAATATTCATTGAATAAGATTTATTTAAACAACATGACTAAAGCCGAACGGGAAAACACCGAGGAGGGGCGAAAATTGGTTGCACAAACCAAAGAAATATACGAAGAAATGAAACGTTTGCAGGAAGCAACCGGGAAATTTCAATTGAACGTCGGAAATTATACGGAGGCGTCCGACGCAATTATTGCGTATGGCGACAAATTAAAAGAAACGTTAGGTTTAAATAGCGCATTTGGCGAAAGTCTTTTGGCGTTAGGACGTGGCGGGGCTGAAAGTAAAGCCGTTTTTACAGCTATTGGCGACGGGGCAAAAGCATTGGGAAAAACTTTGTTGGGATTACTTTCAAACCCGGTTTTTTTGGCGATTGCCGGAATTACGGCGGCGGGTGCGGCGTTTAAATGGTGGTACGATTATAACGCCGGGTTAGTTGAGGCAACGAGATTGACGCAACAATTTACCGGGAAAAGTGGCGATGATTTGAAAGCGTTTAGAAATGAGGTGCAAGCCGTCGCCGATTCATTCAACGCAGATTTCCGGGAAACATTGATTGCAACAAACGCATTATCAAAACAATTTGGTATTTCTGCAAATGAGGCATTGCAATTGGTTAAGGATGGGTTTTTAGCCGGAGGCGATGCGAACGGGGAATTTTTAGACACGTTGAAAGAATACCCGGCATATTTCAAAGAGGCGGGAATATCAGCAGACCAATTTGTTGCAATTGTTACCCAAACAAACAAAATGGGTATCTTTTCAGACAAAGGCGTTGACGCAATTAAGGAGGCAAATTTGCGTTTGCGTGAAATGACGACGGCGACGGCGGCGGCTTTGGACGGTATCGGTATTTCGTCGGAACAAGTTCAAAAAGATTTGCAGACCGGAACCAAAACAACGTTCGATGTTATACAAGACGTTTCCGCAAAATTGGCAGAATTGCCGGATAATGCGGCAACGGTCGGGGCTGCAATTGCAGATATATTCGGGGGGCCCGGAGAGGACGCCGGATTGCAGTATTTGCGCACGTTGAAAGATATTTCAACAAACATGGATGAAGTAAAAGGGAAAGCCGGAGTTTTGGCGCAATTGCAGGAGGAACAATTGCAAAGCCAAATTGAGTTGCAAAACGCATTATCCGGGTTGTTTGACGCAACCGGAGGGAATTTTGAAACGTTGACAACGCAGGCAAAAGTTTTTGTTAACCAAGGATTGACGGCGATAATAAAAGGGGTTATTGATGTTGTCAATTACTTTATTGAGTTGTACAATGAAAGTGTTTTGATACGTGCCATTTGGAACGGTATAGTTGCCGGATTTAAAACCACATTTGACACGTTGGGAAATTTGTTTGGATTCTTTATTGATATTGTCAAAGCAACCGGAACCGCATTAAAGGGAGCGTTTACGTTGGATTTTGACGACGTTAAAAAAGGGTTGTCAGATTATGCAGCCGCATACGGAAATTTGGTAAAAGCACAAGTAAAGGACATTACCCAAAATTTCAAAGAGGGGTTGGATGATATGCAAAAGAAAATAAAGCCGATAACAATCCCCGTTTCCGTAGGAGATACGCCAAAAGAACCGACCGGGAACAAACCCGTAACAACACAGGACCCAACCGTAACGCCGGGGGGTAAAAGCGATGCGGAAAAGGCAGCAGAACAGCAAGCAAAACAAATTGAGGCGGCATATAAAAAGAATTTGGAAGCAACCCGAAAATTGCAGGATGCACAATTGCAGTTGGAAACCGACGAATGGGCAAAGCGTCGCCAACAAACGCAATATCAGTATTCCCGCCAAATTGAGGATTTACAACACCAATTGCAGACCGAAAAGGATTTGAACGAAACCGGACGCCAAGCGATAAACGCCACAATTACGGCGTTGGAACAGCAACAAACCGAGGCATTATTGAAAATCGAACAAGACCGACAATTGCAGGAATTGGCGTTGCAGAAAGAAAGCATTGAATTACGTTTGCAAGCAGTCAAAAAGGGAAGCGAGCAGGAAAGACAATTGCGGATGCAGTTGTTGGAAAACGAAAGACAAACCGCATTATTACAGAACCAACAGAAACCGACCGGGCAACAGCAAGACGCCGGGGCGATTAATGCAAGTTTTGACGCAAAGGGAGCCGGAATTGTGGACGAATATTTGCAAGCGCAATTACAGATATTCGACCAACAACAAGCGTTGGCACAATCGGAGTTTGATTTGTTGAGAAATTCAGAAGCCCGGAAAACTCAATTCCGTTTGCAAGCAGAAAAGGAACGTTTGCAAAAGGTTTTAGAATTAAATCAGCAAGCCGCCAATAAATTGTCTGATGTTGAGGTACAAACAATTCAAAACACTATTAAAAAAATAGACCAAGAAATTGAGCAATCCAAAGGGGAGGAACGAGGAACAGACATTTACGGTTTGTTTGGGCTTAATTTGGACGACGACCAAAAAGAGGCAATTAATACGTCTATGCAATACGCATTGGATGCGTTAAATACATTCACGGCGGCACGTGTTGCCGCAGCAGATGCAGCCGTTGAGCAAGCGGATAAAGAGGTTTCCGCCGCACAATCGGCGTTGGATGCAGAATTGGAAGCAAGGGCAAACGGGTACGCCAATAATGTTGTACAAGCGCAAAAGGAGTTGGATTTGGCAAAGAAAAACCAAGAAAAGGCGTTGAAAGAACAACAGAAAGCGCAAAAACAGCAGGCAGCAATACAAACATTGCAGCAAATCGGAAACATGGTAACAGCAACGGCGCTGATATGGTCGCAATTAGGTTTCCCGTTTGCAATACCTGCAATTGCCGTAATGTGGGCGAGTTTTGCAGCGTCTAAAATCAAGGCGGCGCAATTGGCAAAACAGACTGGAGGAACCGGAGGAACGGAAACATACGGCGACGGTACCGTTGAACTTTTGGAGGGCGGTTCGCACCAAAGCGGAAATGATATTGATTTAGGGACGAAACCGGACGGAACCCGCCGACGTGCCGAGGGAGGCGAATTTTTCGCCGTGATAAATAAACGAAGTTCACGCCGTTTCAGAAAGATAATACCGGACGTTATCAATTCGCTAAACAATGGTACGTTTGCACATAAGTATTTAAAATCCTATTCAGACGGCGACGGTTTGACGTTAAACGTTACCGGACAAAGCCCGGATTTACGCAATTTGTCGGATGATGTAAGGGAAATTAAGGAACAGAACCGACGACGGGTTTACGTGGATGGCGACGGAAATACGATTGAAAGTTACAAGAATTTGAAACGTAAAATAAAAAGACTATGACACCAAAATATAGATTCTTTTTGCAGATAGGGGAGGACGGAACCAAACAAACCGTCTGCCCCAATTATAAGGATGATTTAACGTTGGATTATGAGTTGGAAACAAATCAAAGGTTTTACCGGGCTAAATTGTCCGGTAAAATAAACTTTGTCCGTGCTGATTACGATATTATCAATAACGCCCCGTTTGATTCTGAATTTTTCCTATATATCGAAAAAAGCGATGATTGGGGACAAACATACAATCAATACTATAAAGCAAAGTTTATGAAAACGGATTGTACGTTTAATGATGATGATAAATTGGTTACGGTACAGCCGGAAACAATAGACCAATACAACGACGTTTTGGCAGGATTGGAAAAGGAATACAATTTAATTGAGTTGGCCCCACAAATCGAATTTCTTACAATAAGAAAACGCCCATTGATACAAATATACGTTCCCGGAGATAGTATTGTTTCGTGCTTTTTGGGCGGCACGAATTGGGAACAAGACGCAAACGCCACGACTGACCAAAACGCATTAATACAAACCTATCATTTTGCACTATGTAATATTTTGAAAGAAATACAAATTACGTCGCAAGGTTCCCCGGCGGTAATATCCGGGCTTTATAGTGGGCGGATGTCGACGGGTGTAAGTCCTGATGAATTTATGGGAGATTTATACCCGGAATTAAATGTAAATTATTATATCCATATTGCACAAAAACGAGTTGCGGGTGGGCTACCTATTGGGCTAGCAGGTGTTGAGATACGCCGCCGTTCTGATGATGTGGCAATGTTCCGGTATACAAAGATGACGCAAGAACCTTTTGATACGTTGGAATTTGATTTAACCGCCGTTGAGGGTTCCGGAGCAACGGGTACGATGCACGCCGATATGAAAAGTTATAATATATACGCCCGATATTTGGTTGATGTTGATAAAATAGACGATTTAGATACATACCCGTTGTCGTCCGATGATATTGTAGATAATAATAGAAATTACCGCCGGGCAATTGGTTACGCAATCGACGTGGCATTTATATCTAATAATTTTTCAGATACGCCGACCGAGTGGGGATTAGCCGACAGTGGAAAGTATTTTGCGCCGCCTTTTTCCATATATGGACAAACGTTTTATCCAATCGCCCGGTCAACGTGGCGTTATGCGTCGTTATGGTTTGGGTTTTATCTGATGGATTGGATATTAGAGGAAAAAGCCCGAAAAGCATGTACTTTGCGTGATGCGTTTACATTGTCGTCATGTATCAATGTGCTATTAAAAGAATTTGCGCCCGGAATAACGCATGAAGCGACGCCGGAATACAGCCAATTTCTTTATAACACAAACAATCCTATTTCCGGGCAGTCATTTAAGTTGCTAATAAGTCAGAAAAGTAATATCATTAATGGCGAATATAAAACCCCGGCGCAAAAAGCCCCGATTACATTACAACAGATTATGACGATGTTACGGGATATTTACAAATGTTATTGGTATATTGAGGACGGAAAATTTAAAATTGAACAGGTAAGTTGGTTTAGAAATGGCGGTTCGTATGGATATAACCCGATTATTGATTATGATTTAACACAATTAGAAAACGTTAGGAACGGCAAAAAATTAGCTTTTGCAACGTCTGAATATTCATTTGACAAAGTAGAAATGCCGGAACGTTATCAATTTGAGTGGATGGATGATGTAACAACACCATTTGAGGGTTTACCAATAGAAATTACGTCCAAATATGTAACAGCCGGAAAGATAGAAGAAATAAATATTTCCAATTTTACGTCCGATATTGATTTGATGTTGTTAAACCCCGGTGCAATTAGTTTGGATGGATTCGCATTGTTTGCGGCGGTTATGCCGTCCGGAGGTGGACAATTGGAATTGCCGTTTACAAGACAAACCGTTGATAGCGTAGAATATTTTTTGCAAAATGGATATTTAGCGTTTATCAATATACAACCGACATATTGGGTTTATGATATGCCCGCACGGAATTTCAAAATAAATAATTCCCAATATTATGCTTTGGGAGGATTGGAACGTAAAAAGAAACAAACATTGAATTTCTCGGCAGGAACCACAGACCCAAACCCGATGCAGTTAGTTAAAACATATATCGGTAACGGTCAAGTTGATAAACTTTCGGTAAATTTGTGTAGTCGAAATATTAAAGCAACGTTGAAATATGATACAGAATAACAACATAAGTGTTTTACCGTGGTACACGTCAATAAATGAACAGAACCACAGAAAAAGTTACGCATACGGCGCAATTTACCCGTTATTTGCCCCGGCTGATAGATTGTTACCGTTTCAGATAATGAGAAACACACGGTCAAACAATGTTACGTCAGTGGTATTGTATGAAAAGACCGGAAAGCAAGTTGCAAACATAACAACGTATATGAAAGAAACCGGATTGCAGATTGTCCGGTTTCAAACGTTGGGTTATGATGTTATATTGTACCCGTCAATATTACCCATGCCATTAAATCAGTTGGACGGAATATATTATATGACGTTATCGGATGGCGTGCAAACGTGGTATTCTGAAATGTTCACGGTTGTACAAGATGTTTCCGGTTACTTAAAAATACAATGGTGGGATATTGAAAATTTGGTATTTGACGCCGGGCAAATAGTATATAAAAACCCGGATTTCAAAAATACATTGTACCTTTGTACAGAGTTAGGAAAACCGGATTATGAATTTGAAGAGGACGGCGAAGAACGGGACGGGTATTTTTTCCCGGAAAAACAAATATCAGTCAAAACGTTTAAATGTACGATATTGGCACCGGAGTTCCTTTGCGACGTTATACGTTTTATCCGTATGGCTGATTACATACATATAACTGACAAGTACGGCAGGGAATACGATTGTGACACGTTTCTAATTACCCCAAAATGGCAAACGCAGGGAGATTTGGCGAGCGTGGAAATTGAGTTTAAAACAAATACCGTCGTGAAGAAAATAGGACGTGGATATATAATAGCAAACAAAGGAGATTTTAACGAAGATTTCAATAATGATTTCAAAAACAATTAAATTATCAAATTATGGGAAATTATGAACAATTAAAAGCATCAATTGCCGCCGTTATCAAAGCAAACGGCGGGCAAGAAATCACGGGGGATGTGTTGCAATCAGCGTTGTTGTCGATGGTTAGCAATATAGGGAGTAATGCAACATTTGCAGGATTTGCGAAGCCGGATACAATACCGGGAACGCCAGACCAAAATATATTCTATATTGCGTATGAAAATGGAACATATTCCAATTTCAGTGGAATAATATTGCAAAATGAGATTGTTTTTTTTGTAAACAAAAATGGGATTTGGGAAAAAGAAGAAACCGGAATTGCCTCATCTGAAAAAATGGAGGAATTGGGCATATTAATAAATACAATTTTAAATACAATAAAAAATGAAATTGTATCAGATGTAAATATTGATGATAATGGCGCAGGATACACAGCGGCAGGAAGTACAGCGGGCAATGGTTGGGTAAAATCTGATTTTTTACCAATAAACTATGGGGATAAAATAGAGTACAAACTTGACGGATGGCAAAATTATTGCATTTTAGCATTATTCGATTCTGAAAAACGAAGAATTTTAGAAAATCAAATTGTTGGAGCAACGGGCGTGTATAGTGGTTACGGAAACTTTAAAGAGGGAATATATGTAAATACAAACAAAAATGTAAAATTTGCAATTGTTCAAACAAGGCAAGAAACTTTACAAAGCGCAAACGCAAAAATTATTAATTATGTAAATAATTTTATTAATAAAGTTGAGTTTGAGGCTTATAAGAAAGAAAATGAAAATGGGAAAAAAGAACTAACAGAAAGTATTGCACAGATAGACGGAGTGTTATATTCTAATGAGGAGGATAATATAATTATCAACAATTCATCTGGTAATGGTATTGCCTATTCAAACGGTAGTAACGCTGGTAGTGGTCATTATGTAACAGAAAAGATAGCAGTATTTGAAGGGGATAGAATTGATTATACCTTATCAGAAGCAAGTAATTTCTGTATGATTGGCGCATGGAAAAATGGGGCGTATTCTCAGTCTGATTCAGTTGCTGGAATTGCGTCTTTAACGAGCGGTACATATATTGTACCCAAAGGAATTACAGAAGTTAAACTTGGAACAAACGTATATCAAGGGGCAACAGCCAAGATTATAAGAAAAGAATTTAGATTTGCTACAAAAGAAGAATTTACTAAAATTAAAAATATAAAACCATTCAACACAGATATAGATGAACATCTAATTGATGAGGTGTGTGGAAAATTCTATGGAGAAAGAGCTATTGCCCATAATAAGTATATGACTTCTGCAAGTAAGATTGTATATGTTGATACAGTTGGAGGTAACGATGATGATAATGGATTGTCTCAAGATACAGCTGTAAAAACTCTTACAAAAGCAAATGAAATACTTATAGATGGTGACACTCTGTTAATAAAAAGAGGTAGTGTATTTATTGCCGAAGAAACTATTGAAAAAAATGGCATTATCATTGATTGTTATGGTGACCCTACAAAAGAAAAACCAACTTCATACAACCTTATCGATGTAACAAACTCCTCTAAGATAGAAAAGGTCGTAGGATATAACAACATTTATAGAATAGGATGGGAGAATAACGGAGCAAACGGAAGTGACAGAGCAGCAATACAAGTGTTTATAGACGGGAAAGCGTGTGGGGATTGGACAATATATACCGGATACACTCCAAGTAGTTATGACGTAATTACTGAAAATGGTGCAATGCAATATTTACAAAGTAATGTTGATAATTCGGCATGGTGTGATGCGTATCTAAATAAAGGTTTCAGTAATGGATGGGAAGCAGGTACTAATTATATATACTTCGCTGTATCATTTGACCCAACCGTCCAAACAGTATTAAATACGCACAAAATACAGATAACAAGAAGTGTTGGGCAGTTGGTTAAATTTTCCGGAAAGGATAATGATTTGAGAAACTTTATATGGCAAACAATATGCTTTAACGTGGTTGACCCGTGTAAATTTAACGAAAATGTAGAATTATATAATTTTGTAAGACATGGATTCCATTATGAATGTTCATGGTTCATGAATTGCAAAACAGACGTTTTGGAGGGTATTGGAAAACATTATCATTATCAGCCTAAAAACGACCAAACGTTTTACGAAGAAATAGTAATATTTGGATGCAAGGCAATAAGTAGGAGAAAAGATAGGCTGGGAGAATTGTTTGACGGGCATGGTACAAATACTTCAAACCCCGTCGTGACATATAATAGAGCATACGTTATTAATTGTTATGCGGAAAATCTATCGTATGCGTCAGATTCCCCAAATGTAGCTAATACATACATAAAAAACATAACATTAAATAATTGTGCGTCAATAGCTGTATATCGAAATAATACAATAATTGATGGAGTGTTTGGAACATTAAATCCAATTTCTAAAGCGCCGATTATAACACCACCAACAAAAAACCAAAATGGGAAATTAAAAAATACTCATTTAAAGGTAATATCTGAAAAAGGAGGAGTATATCTAATGTACGATGTAGGATATAATAAACAATATGGTTATTTGACTTTTGACAATGTATCTATATTGATTTATAAAAAAAGTGAAGGTGAGAGTACTTCTGAATTAGCAACCACATTTTCGTTTTGGAATGGAAATTCCAATTTCTATTTCAGTAATTGTACATTTGCTTGTAAACATAAAAGCGGTGCAGTTGAAAAGTTTGCAAGAGATACTGATAATGTTACAGATTTCTCTAATATTAATTTTAAAAACATTGTAATAGCAGGTATAGAAAACAATAAAGATATTATTAACGACAATATACAATGGTTAAATAACGTAGATGATTTATTTATAATAGAAAATCAATTAAGATTAATGTATATATCGGATGGGGAAATTAAAACATTAAGTATGTAGTATATATGGAAAGAATTATGAATTGGGAACAATGGCGTATTATTGCCATTTCAACGGTTAGCCCGTTATTTGTTATGTAACACCAACAAAGGTTTTTGTTGTTAGGGAATATTTGAAAAAAAATATTTTATCAAAATATGCAAAGTTTAACCCGGTGCGGAACAATCCGCACCACAAAAAAGACCGATGGAAAAGTATTTTTATTTCATTCAACACGACATGAAAGTTTGTTTGATAATAATCTTTGTATGTTGTGTTTTTGTAGTATTTGCGACATTCTTTGATTTTTGGACGGCATACGAAGCCGTGAAAGCGAGAAAAGAAAAATTAAGCAGCCACCCGATGCGGAAAACCGGGCAAAAAATCATAGACTATTTGCGTTTAGTTTTATACGTATCGATGATTGATGTTTTGGGGCTTATAGTTTTTCCTTTTTACAGTATTCCATTTTTTGTTGTATTACTGACATTGGGTATTCTATTAAGGGAGGGTTGGAGCATGAAAGAGAATTACGAACTCAAACAAAGCAATGCAGTTGAGGCAATAGATATGGCGGCGGAAATAGTCAAGTGTATAACGAAAGAAGAAGCCGAAAAGCTAATAAAGGCGATTAATGATAAACATAGTATTAACAAGAAAAAAATCAAATGATTATGGCATAATTAAAGCAATTATCAGCAGGCAGTAGCCAAATTATTATGATGATGTTCCGGGATAAGAACAACGCCCCAATTAAGGCGGATTCCGTACACGTCAAAGGTTCGATTTTTACCGGAAGCGGTAAGCCGTTTGAATTTGAGGTAAACAAAGGGGTTTGCACCAATTGTAAGATTCAGAACGATATGTTGTTGTTTAATATCGTTCCGCTTTTGGGTTTGGGGCAAATGCAGGTTTATACGCAAACTTTTTTGGGCGATGCAAAAGCAATAACCGGAACATACATTTCAGAGAACCAACAGAAATTGGGCGTTGAAGTGGTTCAGAAAGGTACATTCCTTTCAGATAGACAGGGCGCAATGTGGGTTGATGTATATTTGCCAATAGAAATTAATGATGCAGCACAAATTCCGTGGGTTCCGGCAGGAGCGGACGAACAATGGATTAAAGATTATTTGGATAAGTATGTAAAAACCCCGGCGTTTGCCGCAACGCTGGCGGCATTGGGCGGGGCAAGCAAAAACCTTTCAAATGTTGATGCAAAAGACTTTGAGAAAAAAGCAAAGGACGGTAATTTTGCTCAGAATGATTTAGCGGACGTAGATTTGGCAAAACTCAAAGAAAAAGGTTTGGCGGCAGGATTGGCAGACGCAAAGAACCCAATAAGCCCAACAGAATTTGACCGTATGATTAAGCAAAATGCGGCTTTTATTGCATTGTCTAAAACAGCGCACCCGGCAACAGCAGGAAAGACAAACGAGCAGATTAAGGCGTTATTCTATGCCAACCGCCAAGAGGTACAAAAGGGGGTAAATCTGAATACAGACCCGTACAACAAAAGTACAACTTTGTTGTTGGTTTATCAGATGAGCAACAACCAAACAATTCAACAGACATTGCCGCCCGTATCGGATAACCGAATTATCATTTTGGAACTTATACAAGAACCGGGGGCAGCCAATTACAAGGCAATAATTAGCCCGGCAGCCGGAGAAAGTATTGATGGGGCAAATACACCAATAACCGTTACAAGCAATGGGATTGCAGGTATTTTTTTGCCTATTCAGAACGAAAATACGTGGGATTTTATTCCGTGGTATAAAACTATTGATAGCAGCCTAACAACAAGCGATGAGCAGGGAAATATTGTGTTGCAGACAAAGAATTTACGATTTAAAAAACCTTTCTTTATTGAATACGATAGTGATACAGACGAAGCAAATGTAAATTTGGGAAATGTTCCATTTTTGTTTAATGATAAAATAGCAAAAAAATCATTTAAAGCAACAGAGGTCGGAAGTATGGATGGAACGGTTCGTATTTCGCAAATGGGAAACGGACAAACACCCGATGGAGACCCGATTTTCAAGGCTGATTTATCCGTTGTTCCGGGAAAAGATGCAGAGGGAATATTGGCAATGTTAGGTAATGATGAATTGGTAAATTCTAAATATGCAAAATCCCGCTTGTGGTTTTCTGATTTGAAAGTTAAGGGCGGTATGTCAGTATATCAAGATATGAAAAAGAAATCTTTTGTTATACAAGATATTGACCCACAAGACGACCCAAATATTTCCGGAGGAACAACCTTTTTAATTGGCTTGTATATTAAGCCAACGCAATATGGGGATAACAGAATTACGCAGGACGGTTGGGTTAGACTTGAATTTGCTGACGATAACGACCAAACGTTATTAGATGTAAACGGCAACCCTATGGCGGTTCAGATTGACTATAAAGCAGGCGACAAACAACGCAAAGAATTGTATTTGGGAGAGTGTCAATCAAAGGCATTTACTGATGTTCATTTGCGTATAGAAACCAATTTCCCGAATGAAGAATTATTGTCTATTGGGGCAAATTCATGTGTGTTGATTCAGTCAGTAGGCAAAGACTATGGAGTCGGAAAGGCATTGTTAGCATTTATGGCGTTTACCGGGTATCAAATCAAAATGAATAATAAATATTACGGTTACAACTCTTTGAACCTTTCAAGGGCTTTGGTTTTTGACGAACCGGAAATTGACGTCAATAATGATGTAATGTATTTCGGCGATAATACATATTTGTCTGTTAAAACAGCCGCAAAAGTAAGTATTTCAAACAATCAGTTGGTTGTAAAAGATAACGGAAAGGATTTACCCGTATTTTCTTTGTTTAAGAAGTACAGCCGATTTGATACCCATGTACTTAAGGGGAAAAATTATAAAGCAACGGTTAAGATTACGGATAAACAAAACTCTTTTGTTGTTGCTTTGATGAAGTACACCGGAACGGAAGCGGTCGCACCGTCCCCGGAATTACTTAGTATTAACAATGACCAACCGCAATTTAATGCAGGATGGAGCATTGCAGACAGATTGTTTATTTCGGAAGATGTAGTAAGCGGAATCCACGAGGCAACCAAAACTTTTGTTGTTCCGGCTGATGCAGTAGAATTTGCGGTTATTATATATCCTACTGAATCACAAACGCCAACCGATATGGTACTGAATGATTTTGAGGGGGATATAACCCCGTGGTTTAATCGAATGGTAGTAACAGATAGTTCGCATATTTCGGAAAAATATTTGGAATATCAGAAAGACTATGCAAAATTTGTTGTTATGACCCCGGCAGGCGATGCAAGTTACCGATATACGTACAACAAGACCGCAGGAAATATACCTTTGGGCATTAAAAAGGGTTTGGCTTTGGTTAGCAATAATAACGCATGGGCAGACCCCGGAGCGTCAGACCCTAACAAAGTTCAAGGAGATTTATTGGCAGAGGCGGACGGAATTATAACAATTCAGTATTCCGGGCAGGCATACAACGAAACAAGCACAATGAATGAGGCAAATTTTTGGGCTGTAAAGGTTGCGCCGGATGGTTCATTAACGGAAGTTCCAAACAGCCGATATTCAACAACCATTGAAGCAAACAGAAAGATTGCCAAGAACATTCAGTCTAAAAGTATATCATTCCCAATTCAGCAGGGCGAGTCAGTTAGATTTTTGGCTAATTCAAATATTGATGATGGCTTTTATCTGCAAAGCGGAACAGACGGAAAACCTTTGTTTGAGGTTATTGTAAACTTCAAAGAAATGGTAGGTATGCCGTTTATACCGGATGAGTTAGAAAAGGGGGCAACAGAATTTTATGAATAATAACCGGGGCGAAAAGCCCCATAAAAAAGAAAATGAGTAAATAAATAATTATATTTGCAACGGGGATAGGCGGAGTAATTAACCGACCGAAAGGGCAAGCCAACAGCCCGTCCCCATTTACAATAAAAATTTTAAATGGAGTTATGAAACAGAAAGTAATTATTCTTGATGGAGGTCACGGCGTGGATTGTGCCGGGAAGCGTTCCCCGGTTTGGGGCGACGGTTCCCAATTGTTAGAATGGGAGTTTAACCGTGATATTGTACGCCGTATTGCGGCGATGTTGAAAGCGGAGGGAATAAAGTTTGAAATTTTGGTACCGGAGGACAACGACGTATCATTATCGGAACGTTGCCGCCGTGCTAACGTGATATATGACGATTGCGGGCAGAACGCCGTATTGTTCAGCATACACGGGAACGCCGGAGGCGGCACCGGATGGGAATGTTATACAAGCGTCGGCAAAACGAAAGCCGATGAAATTGCAACCGTCCTTTGTAATGAGGCAGAAAAGGAGTTTGCCCCGGATGGTTGGAAAATGCGTTTCGACCATTGCGACGGCGACCCGGACAAAGAAAGCCAATTTTATATTCTGAAACATACGGTTTGCCCGGCGGTATTATCTGAAAATTTCTTTTTTGATAATGAAAAGGATTGCCGTTTTATGATGAGCGACGACGGAAAAGAAAGGATTGCAAAGGTACATTTTGAAGCAATAAAGAAAATTGTATGAAAAAGTATTTGATTTGGGCGGCAATTGCGATGGTAGTTGCCGCCGTTGCAACAATATGGGTGCAACGAACGAAAATTGAAAAATTGACGGACGAACGGAACAGATACCGGGGAAATACAGAAACATTGTTGCAGGACGTCGAAACGTACAAAACAAAGGATAGTTTGAACGCCGCAAAAGTTGGGGTTTTGGAACTGAAATTGTCAGAGTTTGAAAGATACCGGGCGAGCGATGCGGAGTTGATAAAGACGTTGCAGACAAAGAACCGGGAGTTGGAACGGGTTACAACAACCCAAATGGAAACAATCAACGAATTGCGGGCAACCGTCCGGGATAGTGTTGTATATTTGCCCGGCGATACGGTTACGACTGTATTACGTTGTATTGAGTATTCCGACAAATGGGTTGATTTTGACGGATGTATTAAAAATAATACGTTTTCGGGCAAAATTATAACACGGGATAGCCTTTTAATAACGGAAACTGTGCAATATAAGCGTTGGTTAGGTTTTTTATGGAAAACAAAACGGATAAAAAACCGTGAATTTGATATTGTTTCAAAAAATCCACATACAAAAATTACCGGGTTTGAGGTTATAACAATCGAAAAATAACTATCTTTGTATCGAATTACATTTGACCATATAAATAAAGATTTTTTCAAGGATTAGCCGGGTTTCCCCCGGCTTTTTTCGTTTTGCCCATTTTTAGCCCCGTAGCGGGCTTTTCTTTCCCGGATGGATAAATTACACATTTCGCCCGAAAAGTGGCTTAAATCGAAAATTCGACCAAAATAACTATCTTGTGAACCAAAAACAGAATTTTTTTGCCATTTTCCGATAAGATAAAAAGAAATTCTTTTGGTAATTAAAATAAAGGTTGTATATTTGCATTGTCAAACAACAACGACGGGGCGTTTACCCCGAACAATTAAAAGAAAATCAAAATGGCAACAACAATTTACAACGGTTTATTATACACAACAAAAGAAATTAATCGCAATTTCCGCATTAAAATCAACGGTATTGTTGACGGTAAAAAGGTTAACAAGTTGGTCGGCGTAAAAGAATTGATTGAATTGATTGGCGTTGAAATGGCTAATAAGATGTTGTGCCGTGCATTTAATGGCACCGATGATAAAACCGTTTGCAAATTGCGCAGAGGAATAAAGATAAGTTTCTATGTTAAATAATATCCGACCAATCCAAAGTAATATGAAATTAGATGATTTAGACATCGAGATAAAAAACGAATTGTTGGAACAGCGCAAAGAACTTTGTTCAAAATGGAAACAAAACAGCGCATACGACATTTGTTTTACTAATACAGACGGAACACGTTATTTCAAAGCAAAGCGGGTTGTTCTATCATGGAATGACGACAAAGGTCATTATATGCCATTCGGGGGCGGTACATATTGGCAAATAAGATATGGTAAAATAAAATGGACAACCGAAAAAAATCAAATTGGCGGTACGGTTTATGTATGGGTTCAATCACGGGAAACGTTTTCAAAATCTGCAAATGGTACGGTTATACCAAATGAAGTAAAAACAAAGAAAGAAGTTTTGGAAATAGCAAAGCAAATCGGAACGTTAGTAATGTAAGACAGCCGGGCAAAATGCCCGGTTTTATTTTTGCCCCAAATTAGCCCCGTAACGGCGTTTTTATTTCAAATTGGATAATGAGTACGTAACATTTGGCGAGTACGACGCAAAGACCATACGAAAAGCAGTATTGGAAACCGGATATTACGGCGAAATTTACAAATGGTTGTATTATCAGAGTAAGAAATAAAAAGCCCCCCGGCGTCATAAATCAATATACACCGGGGGAATTTTACGCAGTAACCGAGAGCGATATTTGGTTGATGCGGTATTGCAAAGGTAGATTAAAAATCCGATTATCCAACGCACCTCGCAAAAATGATTTTAGAAACAAAGATATATTTTTGGAAAATAGATAAATAAAATACTATTGCATTTGCAAAACCAAAAATAATATTTATATTTGCAGAATAAAATTAGTAGTATGGAAATTTGGAAAGAAATAAAAGACTATGAGGGGTTATATGAAGTAAGCAATTACGGGCGTATAAAGTCATTAGATAGCAATATAATTTTGACGCCTTGTAAACCCGCAACGTCCGGTTTATGTGTTACTTTATCAAAAAACAGAGTAAATACGAAGTTTCAAGTTAGCCGATTAGTCGCAGCGGCTTTCATCCCGAACCCGGAAAACAAACCATACGTTGACCATATCGACGGGGTTAAGTATCATAATTTTGCAGACAATTTACGTTGGTGTACGCAAAAGGAAAATATGAACTATAAACCCGCAAGGCGAAATAAAATTAAATATAATTGCCAAATAGTCGGATATGGAGCGGACGGGAAAGAATGTGTTCGTTTTGACAATTATATAGATGCGGAAAATCGGGGTATGTACAGACATTTGATAAAAAAGAGTGTCGATACCGGGAAACCATATAAGGGAATTTTGTATAAAGAAGAAAAATAAAACCTACCGGGGGGAATACCCGGCAAAGATATGAGAGTAAAAGAAAGCAAAGAATTAAACGAGTTGGCGACCCTTTCCGGGAAACCCGCCAAACAGGTATCCGACATTATCGTTTCGGAATTACTCAATAAAAAAATAATTGAGGAAACGCCGGACAATTGGGGTTGCCCAATTTCCGATTGTTACGAACGGGATATTACCGTTGTTGAGATTGCCGGGGTTATACGTGCAATTGGTATCAACGTTGTAAAATCGGTACATTTGGACGCATTATTGGAATGTGTGTTGATTGGCGACGGGGATTGCCCGGAGTGTGGCGGCGAAATGGAGGTTACGGACGGCGAATATAAGCAAACAGGCGGGGACGGATATATTACGCCCCCGGAATATACCCCAATTTGGGAGGAAACAACGTGTACGCATTGCGGATACAAAGAGAGTAACGAACCGAGTTATTAACAATAAAAATTAAAGTTATGGCATTGAGATTAAGAGTAAACGAAGCAATCGCCCGTTCCGAGGCGAACGGGAAAAAGGTTTTGAAAAAAGACATTGCCGCCCGTCTTTTTGAGGGTGCAAGCGAGAGCGCACAACAGGTAAACATGACGAATTTATGTAACGGCACGACCAAACGGATTGTCCCGGAATGGGTAGTAATAATTTGCGAAATGTGCGGTTGTTCCGCCGATTATCTGTTTGGAATGGAGGATTAAAACCATGAAAAAGAAGTTTATCGAAAAAATGGAAAAGATGGTTGATGTTTTCTTTTCCGATGCGTGGCAAGCAAAGGTTTTTGCAATGATATTTAGCATTTTCGGAGTAATATGTTTTATTGCCGGATTTTGGAATTATATCCATTTTTTGTTTTCTGCAATGTGTGGATTAATGGTTTATGTATTGTTTAACGAATTAAAGAGCAAATAACATGAGAGCGAAAAAGAAACAGCCGGAAAACCCGGAAAAAAGTATTGCAAACACAATGGGTAACGCAGTAAATGCGGTTAAGAAGTTGGCGGAAGCAATGGGACAATTGCCCGCCGATAAATTCCCGGAAATAAACGATGAACAACAGATTGTCCCCGGATTGGATGCCGTCGAAATAGAACAGCCCGCCGGGGCTTTTGAAATTGTGCCGGGCATGACGGTTGAGGAAATGACAGCAATGTTTTTTGATGGTGCGTTGATTGAACCGCCGTATAAAGTATGGCAGCTAAACAGCAAAGGACACCGATATTATTACAAGTTTGACGACAACGGAACCCCGGAATTTTATCCGTCAGTTACAACAATTTTGTCCCAAACAATGCCACAATCGCCGTTTCTGATAAAATGGATTGCCGACAAAGGAATTGACGAGGCGGAGCGATACAAGGCAGAACGGGCGGCGTATGGTACATTTATGCACGCCCAATTTGAAGAACTTATAATTAACCGGGTTTATGATTTGGACGGATTGAAAGCCAAATTGAAAGATTATATTGATAACAACAAATTGCCCGCCGATTTCATTTATTACGCTGATGATTTCAAAAAGGATATATTAGCATTTGCGCAATTTGTTTTGGATTATGACGTTAAACCGTTAGCCGTGGAAATTGCGTTGGTACACCCCGTTCATAATTACGCCGGAATGATTGATTTACCGTGTACGATGTTATCAAAGCCCGGTTCAAAAGAATACATAAACGCAATTGTGGATTTCAAAAGCGGGCGCAAAGGATTTTACGAAGAAGCGGAAATTCAGTTGCATTTATATGCGATGATGTGGAACGAAAATTTCCCGAATATTCCGATTGACCGTGTTTTCAATTTCAGCCCGAAAGATTGGCGAAAGAAACCGACGTACAATTTGAAAGACCAAACCGACAGCCCGAACGCAAAGAAAATCCCGTATCTTTTGGAGTTGGCAGCAATTGAGGACGAAAAACGGGATAATACATTTACGGCGGTTTCCGGGGAAATATCATTGGATAACGAACCGGATTTGACAAACAATATTGTTTCGCTGACGTTGGCGGAACTTGTTAAAAGCAAAGCCCCGGCGGAAAAGAAAAAGCCGGAACCGGAAAAAGCCGTTACCGTTGAGGATTTGAAGAAAGACCCGGAACCCGAACCACAACCGGAACCGGAGGAAAAGAAAACCAAGACCGTAAAGAGAACCACACGAAAAACGGCAAAAACGGCGGAAAACAAGCCCGTCAAGGAAAAGAAAACCGCAAAACGTACAATTACACCAAAAAAAGAAAAAGTGGCTAAAATCGAAGGAAAACAGCCTAAAAAGCCGGAACCCGTGACAAAGAAAGATTTGTTGAATACTGAAATTGATATTTGATTATGAAAGGACGTATAAACATAAACAGACCAACCACCGGCATACAACGTGTTGTTTTGCCACGTGTGGGGTTTATCAAAGTAGGGTATAAGGAGAAAGCAACCAACGGAAAAGAATATCCAAAAAGTGTTGACTATTTTATTGCTAGTGGAAAGTATGCCGGATTGTTTACCAAAGCATACGGCGAAAAGCCGCAAACTATTCAAATAATTTTCCCGGATGATTGCCCGGAAAAGGTATGTAACGAAATGTACGAATACCGGGACGACGACGGGCGACGCATAGCATACGGCGATGGGGAAACGTTCTTTGTATGGAACGGAAAACAATATGCACAATACAGTACAAAGGATTATCCTAATTTGATGGCAGGGGTTACGGAAAAGCACCCAAACCGGGCTGTTAAGAATGGCGGCGACGGATGGATTGTAACGTTAACCGTAACTTTCATTATTCCGTTGGTGCGTGGGGTTGCCGGGGTTTGGCAGTTCGTAACAAAGGGTACGGCGTCAACAATTCCAAATATCCGAGACACGTTCGACGCCATGTTGCAGGAACGGGGATTTGTTAAGGGTATAGTTTGGGATATGAACGTACAATTTGCCGTCTCTCAAAAGCCCGGCGACCGTTCCCGTTATCCGGTCGTTTCCATTGTTCCGAACGAAAGCGAGGGGAATTTGCGTAAAGTAACTGAAGCATTTAAGCCAATAAAATTGATAGAAGAATGAAGAAAATTATTTTGTTTTTAGTGATATCAGTAATGTGTGTAAGCGTGTATGCCCAAACTGTAGTAGAGGTTGAAACGTTGAAAGTAACAGACCTTGGGAACCAAAAATTGTGCGCTGCAAAGGTGAATGGGTGTATAGACCATTATTACATTATGCTTAAAACTAGTAATATATATCAAAAGTATATTACTGTTTACCTTGGGGATAAGGAGGAAGCTATAAGGTTACTCCGGTTTTTGTATGACTTAAATTCTAAGGGTGGAACCTATATACATCTGGAAAATAGGACTAACAACGTAGTTTCATGGAATAGATTAGGCTATTATACAGTATTCTCTGAGGGGAGGGTATTAAAAGGACATATAAGAAAGCAAAATATTAAGGGCTTTATCGCAGAATTAACCAATAATGTTTGATAATTCAAAAAAAACATCTATTTTTGCAGCATAAACAAACGACTACCACCGTTTATACGATATTGCTAATTAGCTTGAAACCCTTGGTTTGGTGTGTGGTAGCCCAGACCTCGGGTTTTTTTTTATAACCTATGACATACAATATATTTATAGACCAAAAGTTTGCCATTGTACATGGCTTAACAATTGTACAAGCAACTACGCTTGCCGCATGTATGACTTTAACTTCATGGAGCAATTCAATAAAATTAGGAAATGTTGTATGGTATCAATATTCTGAAAAGGAAATGTCTGATAACTTCCCGTTGCTTTTTTCAATCCCTAAAAGAGCTTACAAGAACCTTAGACTTTTGTCTGATATGGGTTTTGTCGAATTAATATCGATTAGCGAAACAAAGTATTTAAGATTCACATCAAAGTGCACAAATTGGAAATGCCAAGATGGTAACTATTTTGTAATATGATATGTCCGATAAAGGACATAGAATAAAGATGATAAATAAATAAAAGTTTAAAAATAATCAATTTAGAAAATGAAAGAAAGATGCTATTTGGTATTGGACTTAGTACGTTCAAAAGTTTTAGATTTAAATCCAACTGAAAGTATTTTGGCATCATGTTTATTTGGATTGTTGACGAAAAATCCGATACAATACGATGGAAATTCATATTATATGGCTGACTATAAATATGTAGCTTGTTATTGCTCTGTATTGCCTAATAAGGTAGATACATTGAGGCGTATTTACAAACGTTTGGAGAATATAGGGTTGATAGAAACTATAAAGATTGATAATCACGTTTATTTTACCCCATCTCAGATGTTGCGTGATTGGGGAACCGTATATGAATGCGTGGAAGCGGGAAAAAATCCCGTGGAAGCGGAAAAAAATCCCGTGGAAGCGGGAAAAAATCCCGTGGAAGCGGAAAAAAATCCCGTGGAAGCGGAAAAAAATCCCGTGGAAGCGGAAAAAAATCC